CTCAAAGCATGGGTTATAGGGTTTTTGTTCAATTGCGCCGTCCATTGACCAACCCCGCCTACCATGGCCATCTCTATTATGCGCACGAACTCCGTGGAATACCATATGTTGTGGATGACATTCCTCCAGAACCCACCGATCTGGATTTTGGTGCCTTTAATCAATCTGATGAATTGCACATCCTGCTCGCCACCTTGAAAGCAGGAGCCACCGGAGTTTACCAGAAAGTGAACCAAGCCGCCATCGCTCACATCCAAGCAGAGCAGGCCAACCTCAAGAGTGCCCCACCACTTCGGACCGGACTCCTCTCTCGACATATCAGGGGGAAAACCACCGCCATCAATGGCATTCCGGGTTGCGGGAAAACCCATTTGATGAAGCGTATCTTCGCTAAGGGAGGTTGGGACCTCGTGGTTTGTCCTACTTCAGCACTTAAAGAGGAATACGCAATCGAATGTATACCTGCCAAGACTACGACCGCTGCCATCCCTTACATTAAGGGAAAATCCATCATCATCGATGAGAGTTACAAGATGGGCATCATCGAATTGTGCTACATACTTACGCATTGCCAAAAAGCGCTCATAGTTGGCGACAGCGAGCAGACAGCTTTCAACGTCGGTGATTACGTCGGGAATAAAGCTAGCCGCATGAACTCCCTCGCATCCGCCTGCTTGTCTCCTATTCCACGCATAACGATCAGCCGAGCGGTTCCTCTCGACGTAATGGCCTGGATACACCAAAGGTGGCCTCTCAAAGCTGGTTATAAGACCACTAATTTCAGGTGCGACACTGTAAAGTTTGTCCAGCAGTCCGGCCGCACAGCAAAACAGATGATGCAGATGTTCGCCAAAGAACCATTACACACGGAGAACAGCCGCATCATCTGTTTTTCGAAGAGAGCGGAGCAGCTCACGAAGTTCCCGACCGTCAACTCCCAACAGGGCTATCGTGCTGGTCTAGTGGGAGTGTACATAGGGCCAAGCTGTGCTACGACCATCCACATGCTGCCCCAGCAGCTTTACGTCGCAGTCACTCGTCACACCAGAAAGATGTGGGTCTTCATGGCAGCACCAGCCGCGCGGGCCGCTGTTGACATACGCCCTTTGCACATATGCCCTTGCAGGCGTAACGAGGCTTGTGAGCGCAAGGCCACTTGCACCGACAGATGTGGCTGCACCGGTTTTGCTACGTCCGGCCGGCGCCTGGACCGCTCATGGCGCATCGGAGCTCGCAACAACCATGGTTTGTACGGGCATGTTGCGGTGAAAGGCGTGGATTTTGACACCGGAACCTTCTCGTCAAAACCAGATCCCCGGGACGGCGATCAAGGGAAAATATACAGCATCCCCGAAGAAGCACAGATCAACATGCAAGTCCACGGTTCTATCCATCTAGCCGGAGAAGGTTTCATACCTGCAATGCCAACGAGCGAGTCTTGTGACGACGATATGACCCCGGTTGATGTGCTCATCCCACCACTCAAATCCGTGAGCGTTACAGCGGTTGATGAAGTTTTGCAGAAGATCGCACCCACTAGCTCGGATCTCTACGAATTCAGACGTGATACAGGGTACACCAACTTGGGTAATCTAGGAGCGAAGAGTTTGCGCATTAAGATGCGGCATCGCCCAATTCTCGACCCCCTCGCCAGCAGCGAAAAGCGAGTAATCAGTGTGGCTCGATGCAGATCGCGTACTCAGACCAACAGCCTCGACCATTCGCTACAAGCCGCGATTGGCCGTTACGCGACCGCTAGCAGCAGATTGCCGTCTGACCAACTCGAGCCAGAAGTCCAACAGCTCACATCCGGACTCAACCAATTTATTAAGATACATCAGTTGGCGCGAATCACTCCAGAGATGCTCGCGATCGCAGAAGCTGAAGCTTGCCAGAACATCGTGGCCAAGAAGAATCCGACTAGACAGGAAGAGGGTCTGTACGGGTCAACATCATTTGCGACGAGCACTATTTCCTGCTTCAACAAACAGCAGGACAAAGCTGGTTTGAAGGTCGAAACCTGGCTCCAAGGTAGCTTCACAGCGACCGGCGGTTACAAATTCAAGGGTGGCCAACCCATCTCGGCCTCGCCAAAGACGATCAACCACATTTGTATGGCCTATGTGAGATGCTTGGAGCTTGAACTCATTCGATGTCGACGTCCCGGTGTTCACTTGCCTAACGGCACGAGCACCGAGGACTTCAAGAAACGATTTGATGCC